TGGAAGAAGCAGATACTGAACGGGAAGTGTTTAAAGGCGACCTTGAAAAGCTTGAAGATGTGACGGAATTAGAACGTAAGGTTGAACGGTTAGAAGGCAAGATATGGCGGACTAATGGCGGTATAGAAGGCAAATATTATAAGATGTTAGACATCGTTGTGGCGGACTTGTTGCCCCAAGGGGAATGGCGGGTATACGTTGACCTGCTTTGGGATTATGTTTTAGAACACCAAGCGGATGATTCTATCGTGTCTGTGTTGGGGCAATTACGGGCTGATGTTAAGCGATTTTCGGGTCGTGTGTTACCGCGCTAGTGCTATAAGTGTCATTAATTTTGTATTTTTGAACTATTTGTATTATTATGGTTAAGAAGGAAGTTGTCAGGAAGGGGGGGGCGTTGGTTTGAAACGCTTGAAAAATAATGTTGAAAAAAGCAGACAGGCTTTGAGCAGGGAAAGGGTGCAGTTGGCCCAAGCTGCGGATAATCTTTACAAAGCGGTGGAAAGCATCGAAGGTATTTTGCTTGACTATATACATAGACCTCATCCCCAGACGAATTTGGAAAAGTGGCCTGATGGGGAATATTTTCATGCCATAATGCTTGAACTTCGTAATGATCGTTTTGAGCAAGCAGCTTATGCGCTTTTGGAACTTACGGATGATGTTGTGGGGGCTATGGCTGAATATCGGGAATTTTTACACGCACTTGAAGATGGTGTTGACCCTTCCGAAGTTGGCGAAGGTTTTTATGCTAGGGTGGAATCTGACCTAAATTTGGTTTTGGAATATTTGGAACGTTATGTTATTGCAGAACTGGTTTATGCGGAAAAGCTACTAGGTGAAATTGATGATATGATGAGCGAAGGCACTTTACCAGACTTTCTTGGCGATGACTTGTTAGAAATTGCAAATAAGTCAGTAGTAAGGGATCGACATTCAGCGTTGAAAATTGCCATGGAAGCGAAGGAACGAATTGCTCAACACTTGGATGATATGCCCCAGAAAATAGGCAGATACTTATAGGGAGGGTTGTTTTATGTCTTATGGGCAGGACGTGTTAATGAGTATAAAATTTGGAATTTCATCGGTGTTGAGGGATGTTAGGCGTAGTAAGGAACTAGCGCAGGAATTACATGATTATATCCGAAACGAAGTTGCCTTAGTGGTGGACGCTGCTTTGGCAGACCCAGGTGACGCTGGGGACTACCAAATAGAATTTGTAGAAGATATGGTGGAAGAATTATATAAGGATAGCGATTTGGTTATAGGGCACCATCGAAAGGCTATAGGGTATCTTGAAGATATGCGTTTGCTTTTGGGTGACATGGTTGATGAAGCTGATAGCCTTCAGGCGATAGATCAGCATTATCGTTATGATGACTTGGTAAAGTATTTCAACGAAGCATTTTATAATGTTGATGAACTGCGTTGGGTTATAGAAAAGCTTGAAGCTGCTGCGGGTGAAATATACAATACTGTTTTTGAGTTTGGCTATTTTACGGATGAATTAGGGGAAGCTATGAATTACATTTTTGAAGTGACGGACGATAATCGTGGTCGTTCGCTAATGGGAAGGCGTAATGCCATGTTGGATAGCTTGCTGTATTACCAAGAGCTTCTTGATAGTCTATAAGCTTTTTGTTTACGTATAATAGGGGGTGTTTTGTGTGGATAATTTGAGTGGCCCTAATAAGAACCTGGTTTATTGACCATAACGAATATCCTAAGTTAGCTTGGGAGAAGTAATACAGGATGATTTACGTGGTAAAATTGTGTAGCGAGGTGGTTTGTTGTGGCTATTAAGATAAGTACAAAAGAAGAATTGCTTAAAATCGGCGTTGATGAAGAATATCCATTGGATGCGGATTATGAACTGGAAAATGACATAGACCTTGAAGGCGAGAATATAGAGCCGATTGGGGGATTTGAAGAAGAACGACCTGATCCAGAAGAAGATGGACTTCAAGGAACTTTTGATGGTAATGGTTATAAAATTTACAATGGCAAATTAGAACATCCAGAAGAATCTGGTGTCGGATTATTCTCATATATTGGCAAGAATGGTAAAGTTAAAAACTTAGGTGTAGATGGTGTAGATGTGGAAGTAGAAGGAGAAATGCCTGTAGGCGGTTTAGCTGGAGCTAACTTTGGAGACATCCAAAATAGTTACGCAACGGGAGATGTAACAGGAAATAGTAGGCCTGTAGGCGGTTTAGCTGGTGGTAACTTTGGAGACATCCAAAATAGTTACGCAACGGGAGATGTAACAGGAAATAGTAGGTATGTAGGCGGTTTAGTTGGACGTAACAGAAGTGATGCCAAAATATACAATAGTTATGCTACAGGAGATGTAGAAGGAGAAGAAGAAGTAGGAGGTTTAGCTGGATATAATTCAGGAGAAATCCAAAATACCTATGCAATAGGAAATGTAACAGGAGAAGAACAATTAGGCGGTTTAGTTGGATATAATTCAGGAGAAATCCAAAATAGCTACTGGGACACTGAAACATCAGGAATTGAAGAAGGAATCGGCGAAGATGAAGGCACAACCGAAAATGTAGAAGGCAAAACTACTGTTGAAATGACGGTAATAGATACTTATAGTAATTGGGATATAGCAAAATTGGATGATTTGGAGGATGAAATCTGGAAAATTAAAGATAAATATGATTATCCGAGACTATCTTGGGAGGATTATGATGCTCCAGAAGAGCCATTGGGTTTTAAACCTATAAATGATTATGATGATTTAAAAAAAATTGGTGTTGAAGAAGATTACCCGCTTGATGGGGGCTATTATCTTACTCAAGATATAGATTGCGCTGGGGAAGACCCCTTCCCCGGCATAGGTATGATAGATGATCCAGTCAATCCTAACCCTGATTTGATGTTTACTGGAACTTTTGACGGACAAGGAAATACTATTAAAAACCTAACTATGAATAACATGGATAATCCTGATAACTCATTTTGTAATTTTATAGTAAATGCAGGCGCAGTAAAGGACTTGAATTTTGAAAATATTGATTTTACGGGTTTTTTTCACGTTGGGGCTTTTGTAAATACTGGTAATATTGAGAACTGTCATGTATTGTCTGGACAAGTAAAAGGTGAGATTTTAGAGGGTTCGGATATGTCCCCTGAAGTTGGGGGCTTTGCGAGTGCGGTGGTGACTATGGGGGAGGTTACCGCTAAGGTGGAGAATTGTACTACATACGCTGAAGTAATTTCTGATGAATATGCTGGTGGTTTTGTTTATGTTGTGAATGAAGGGGCGGAAATAAATAATTGTCAAGCTCATGGTAATGTTGAATCTGGTGATAGAGGGGCGGGGTTTGTAGTATTTCTAAATGAATCGTGTTCTATTAATTATTGTCAAGCCCATGGAGATGTACAGGGTGGCGACCTTTCTGCGGGTTTTGTGATGGATGTGGATGGAATAGTTGATAATAGTTTTTCTACTGGAAATGTTGTTGCTGATTCTCATAGGTTGGCTGGATTTGCAGTTGATGTAAGAGGTCGCGGGGAAGTTAATAATTGCTATTCTACAGGAGATGTAGAATCTATAGATGAGGAAGCAACTACTTATTATGTTGCTGGATTTGTTCGATTTATAGCCGATGGAGGATTAGTAAAAAACTGCTATTCTACCGGGAAACCTACTTCTCCAGATTCGAATGGTTTATATGGTTTTGTTGGAATAAACCATGGTACGGTTGAAAACTGTTTTTGGGATATGGATACTTCTGAAGTAGATTCTTCTGATGCGGGTGAAGGCAAAACCACTGATGAAATGAAACAACAATCCACTTACTCCGAATGGGATATAGCTAAAAAAGAAGATCATACTGATGAGATATGGTATATTGAACAAGATAAAGATTATCCTCGCTTATACTGGGAGTTAAAAGAAGAAGAGGAAGATAAAGAAGATCCATACGAACTTGTAGTAACTCATACTCCTGGAGAAAGGATTAACGATCATCTTGACATGGAACGTCATATTTACCATAGATTAGAAAATGTACCTAAAGAACTTAGGGATGAAGCTGATTTTATACTAGTACAGAAAGAACCTGAAGATCCGCAAGCAGAACCGCCTGCGGAATATGATGTGGTAAAACAGCCTGAAGATTTTAATTTTGTTACGGTGTATAGTCCCCATAGATTTGCAGGCTATTTCCCTGGGCATGTTATATTATATGTTAGTGCCCATAGGACGGCTACGCGGTATGAAGTTTTGGGGCATAGTGGTATGTTACAGATGGGGGATGATGTGCCTGCGGGGATTGCTACTAAGGAAGAAGTATAAAGATAGTTTTGTAATTTTATAAGGGGGTGCTTGTTTTATGGCAGGGCCGAATGACAATTTAAAGGTTGATCGTGTATTACATGGAGTGCAAAACATACCAGCGAATATTTACGAAGAAGCGGATTATGTGTTGGCGGAACGTGAACCTGATTCATCGCATCCGAATCGCAGGTTTGAGTTGGTGAAGAAGCCTGACTTGGAAGATCGGACATACGTAGGAGATCCGTGGCGGTTTGCGGAAACCCGTCCAGGTGCGCGAATGGTGGTTGCGTATTTGCCGACACGTGGTGCTTATAGTCGTGCTGAAGGTGGTCGTTGGAACGTGTTGCCCGTGACAGGGGAACTGCCTGACACAGCAGATGGCTGGCATGAAAATGTTGAAATGTTTTGGGAAAATTGCTACCGGGAATCTATGGAACCCTATTTTGAAATGGCTGTTGCGCTATTTGAAGAAGATGAAGATACTGTTAAAGTTACTGTTGAAGAAGATGCTTGGCACTTGTGGGATAAATTGCTTGACGTAGGGGCAATTGTCGTAGAAGAAGATCCCAAATTCAAGGGAGGCAATAGAATAATTCTGCCACCGTTTATGGCAGGGCATGATAAAGATTTGATAGTGGCTTTTATGCGTGAAATTATGCAGGATCGCGTTCGCATAATCAAAACCGGGGAAGTTCCGCTATCTAGCGGGCAGGACGATTATGGTATGAAAAACATCGTTGGTTTGAAGTCCACGTGGAATGTTGGCGATATTGATATTGAAGGCGAAGCGGAAAACGGGTTTACAATGCTATCTCCTGGTTTTGGGGTAGGTGAAGGCTACGTATGGTTTGGCTTGATTGGTTTTGTGGGGTTTGCCCGCGAACCTGAATCCTTGGGTGAATTGTTTATGGCGCTTGTTGTTCATTGGAATCGTTTGGACATTGCACAGTTTATTCGTTTTATTCCTGGGGATCGATATGAACAGATAGTTGATATGTATTACTGCCCTAGGTTAAAAGCTTTACGCTTGGAAATGCGTATTAAGAATCTTGAAACCGATGAGGTTTCGCCACGTTTTGCTATAGGTGGAACCATAGACCTTGTTGCTGCTTCCTTGGAACTGTTTGGTAAGAATAGCATAGACGATCTTGTTGCTAAGATTGAGGAAGAAGATGGCGAAGATGATGCACAGGTTGCGGAACACTTATTGACCACCTTAGATGATTTGCAGCCCGATGTTTATGATTCCCACAAGGTTCTGGTTAATAGCATGAATATCCACACAGAAGAAGGTTCTAAGTTTGAAAGCGTTAGAATCATTTCTGGTATGCGTGAACGTGGCCTTTACAACGTTGTTTTCAAGGAAGCCAATGGCAAGGAATGCATGATTGCCTTGCGGTTGGACGAAGTAATGCCAGGCTTTAAAGATGAACCGTGGTGGTTTGGTGTTGGTGCCATCGATCCTGAACTTGGTTATTTTGACTTGCTTAATCATTTTCAGGGTGGTATGTGGGGCGGTCTTACTAACTGGGGCGAAATACACACCTATAACTGCCCATTGCTTGCAGGCACTTACCAGTTTGCTGCCACGGATCAAGAAGATCGTGTGTATGTCGGGGAATTCACTATTACTGACGATGATGTGGAAGTAGAATTCACGCTGCAAGAACCTGGCGAAGGCCCTATGGCCACGGTGAAGTTCGTTGACAAGAATAGAGTAGATGCAGGTAAGGATATAAAAGTGAAGCTTGATCCCTATAACCTAACAGACGAAGAAATGGGTAGCTTTTCCCTAACCGGCGGGGAAAGTGAATGGCAGATGCCGCCTGGAATGTATTACTTGCAGTTTGAGGCTAATGCAAAATACGATTACGATATATTGAATCCTATTGTGGAAGTAAAGCCAGGGGATGTAGGTGGCGAAGTGACTGTTGAACTTGATATTGTGGAAGCATGGACTGTAAACTTTGAAGAAGATGCTGGCGAATTTTCAGGCAATGCGGAAATCTACAAGTTTTACAGGTATCCCAACAGGGACGATATACGGGAGAAGGTGAAGGATGTGACCCTTGATAATGGTTCTGGGGAAGCAAAACTGCCTTCGGGTAAGTATGACCTTGTTGTGGACGGTGAATTCATCAAGGAATTCGAGATTGAACAGTCTGATACTGTTGTAGAATTTGCCCTGTAGGAAGGGGGACTATGGTTCCCCCTTCTTTAAGGGGACTTATTATGGAAAAGGGGTGTTTGTATGTTGGAAGCCATTCAGCAGATGAAAGATCCAGATTACTGGGTTGAACAAATTCTGGAAGAAGAATTGCTTGATTATGTGTTTGGTGCAGGTTCAGATTTTGGGGAAGCATATTTTGCCCAGGTGGTGCGTGACGTAAGCTTGTATATGGAACGCATGGGCTACGATGATGCTGCCATTGAAGAAGAACTTGCTGCCGTAGGCGAGGCCTTGTTTGACGGTCTAAAACGCGTTGTGCGTGAATTGGAAGATGTCGTGGATGGCCTTATGGCTGATTATCTACGTAAGCATTTTGGAGTCTAATAATGGGGGTGTTTTAGTATGGTTCGTGGGCGTGTGGAAGGGCTAGAACCCTTAGATGCTTTTTTCAACGAAGCTAATGATTTGACAAGGGAAAGCATTTGGTTTGCATATTTTATGGAAAACTTGGAAGTTATTTTGATGTGGGTTGAAGAACCTGACTATCCTGCACTTTTGGAAGGGATTTTTGAAGGGGTATTAAACATGCTTGCCACAGACCAGGGTGTGGATGCGTGGCAGGATCTGGATAGTTCGACTGTGCTGGACGTATCTGAAGCTGCTGTTGCGGGTCTTAATCATGCCATGGGTGTTGTGCAGGACTGGGTAGGCGATGTGAAGAAAGATTTTGATAAGGCTTTATCTTACTTTGAAGAAGAAGGCGGAGCCATTTAGCAATAGCCTTGGGGCGTGGAATAGGAGGGGCGTTATGCGTAGACGTTTAATGGAATTTCGTTATCATACTAAGAACATATCACCTGGCGGGGGTAAGCGTGTGACTGTTGATTTTGTCCCTGGGGTTGATGTAACTGACGTACGGGAACGTCTTTTGCGTCATTTGGGTTATGCCCGAGGGGTTGAAAGTGTTGAGGACGCTGGTAGCCGTGGTAGGGCGCTCTTGGTTACATTTTCCGATGAACGTTATGCGGATAAGTTTGTTGATTATGTGCAGCGTCTAATGCTTGAACGCCACCAAGATGCCCATAAGAAAATCAAGGCTGCGGTAGCTCATAAATAGTGTGCAGAATTTGCCTTAATTACTGTGGCCTATTATAATGGGGTTAATGGGGGTGCTATTAAATGCCTGATCTTATGGATGAGAATGTTATAGAAGTTGAAGAAGAAGAACTAGAACAGCTAATAACTGGTTTAATATATTCCTGGATGGAAAGTAGCGAACTTGAAGTATCGCCTGCTACGGAAATTCAGATACTGCGCAGGTTGCGTTATATTTTCCGTAGGGCTGTAAGGCCGGATAGACGCATGTGGGCCATGGCAAGGCGTTTGGCCCGCAGGACTGTTGATCAGCTAGCTGGTCGCAGGGAATTATAGGCTAATTATTTAGCAGGGGGTGTTGTGTTTTGAGTGATTGGGTAGTTCCTTATGTTGAAGATGCTTTTGATGATGTTTGGATGCTTACTGAATCCCAAGGGTGGTATAGTTTTCTGCTTTCGTTAAAAGTGGGGCCGAGGGCTATAAAAAGTAGTATTTTTGACGCTTTGTACGTGGGGCGAGATTGGATTCAGGGTGAAAACTTACCAGAAGCTGAAGAACATGAAATGTTGCGTGACATGATTAAAGTAGCGGTTTTTGCTATCGAGGATTATACAACGGATCTTCGCATAGACATGAAGCAGGGGGTTGCTGACTTCAAACGGGCATTGCAAGCAGATGGCCTTCTGTAGGCCGTAGGGGGTGCTATTTTTGCGTAGGACGTTATTTAATTTATCAGAAAGCTTATCAGAAAGCAGTTTGACTGAACGGCTAATTACCTGGAAATATAACCGTTATGGGCACTTGGAAATCTGGCAGGGGGATAGAATGGATGGGGAAGCAGACATTTACATCCAGGCTGACCACGAAGTAGAAACCTTTTTTGCCCAGATAGGCTTGCCCATTGACTTGGTAGATCCAGGCGACCATGATGTTTGTGAAGATCCAGGTTACTTTTAGCGAAGGGTGTTACTTACTATGCGCAGTTTGATTTTAAGGAGGTATTTACTTGGGAGTTTTGCGAGATTTCTGGGAAGGGACGATATTAAGGCGCAGGGTAGAAGTTGAAACAACGAATGATTCGTCCATGTTGAACGAAAGTTTTATGGAACTTTTGGAATCGTTTGTTGATTCATCTATAGGTTCCCGTCACCATTTTTGGAATTCGATTCAGAAGTTATATGACATATCAGATGACCGGCAGAATCGTTATAATGAATTTCGTTCAATGGAAAAGGACGTTTTAATGTCGTCAGCCCTGGAACTCTATGCGGATGATGCTACGCAGGTTGATCCCCAGAAGGGTAAGCGTGTTTGGGTAGAACCTGAAGGCGGGAAATACAAAAATTTAGTTAAGGATCTTAATAACTTTTTAGATGCGATAGATGCGGATGATAAAGTTTGGGGCTGGGGCTATAATTTGGCTTTGTACGGCGATTATTATTTGCGTTTTTATTCGGATGAAGAAGATGACGAAAGCCTAAACATATTGCAGGAAGCAATAAAGCTTTCAGCAGGGGTGGCTAGTGGTGACGGTGACGAAGAAGTAAAAAGTAGCAGGCTCTTAGAAGATCAAGAATGGGAAGTTTATGATAATGGGGATGAAGGCCAAGATGAAGAAGCTGAAGAAGATGACGGGGCTTCGATGTTCCCCTACGTGGAAGAAATAGACGAACCTGAAAGTGTTTTTGATTTGACTTATCGTGGGAAAACTGTTGCTTATGCGATAATTGACAAGGATGAAGCTGACCAGAAAGGCGTGTTTGCCAATGAACGGAAGGTGCAGGTTTTACCGCCTACGGCTGTAGTTCACTTTTATATAACCAAGGCACAAAAATTTGATCGGATAAAGTTAACGTTAAGCGGGTCTGGTAATAAAAAGATAGACGGTAAAGAAACGGAATTTCGGGTGGCCCGTGGTTCTTCGCTTTTTGACAATATTCGTTCTACTTATCGGATATTGAATAGCATGGAAAATTCGATGTTGTTATCCCGTATAGTTAGATCCGCTTTTGTTAGGGTGTTAAACGTTGAAGTTGGGCGTTACCGTGGTCGCAAGGTGACTGATATGGTGCGTAAGGTCAAGCGCCTGTTTTCATTTTCTGAACAGATGGATATGCAGGATGATAGTGGTTCGGGTGCATATTCTACCTTGCGTTCACCTGCCCCGTTGGGCGAACCGATTGTAATGCCCACACGCGATGGGGTGGGGCAAATTCGGCAGGAAACAATTGGGGATGATTACAATGTTAAAGACATTGTTGACATCGAATACTTTCGCAACAAATTGTTTGCGGGCTTGAAGATCCCCAAGGCGTTTTTGGGCTGGGAAGAAAAAATACCCGGTAGTCGTGGGGAAAACCTTATGACATCCTTGGATATTCGGTATAGCCGTACGGTTCAACGTATTACGACTGCGTTGCGGAATGGTATAAGGGATTTGTGTAACATATATCTCATTTATAAAGGCCACGATGAAGCGGTGAACCAATTTCGGGTTTGCATGGTGTCGCCGACCACGGCTGAAGATCGGGAACGCTATCAGCATATTGATAAGCGGTTGGGCGTTGCTAGTAACGTGGCTAGGCTCTTGGTGAATGACATGCGTGATCTTGATGTGGATCAAAGGGAACTTGCTAAGTATCTTTTGGAAGAATATATGGATATTACGGACGATGATTTGTTGAAACGGCTCATGCCTGAACCTGAAGAAGAAGGGCAATAGTTTCTGGTTTTGATTTGTTGTTTGTGGTAAAGGGGGGAATTGGTTTTGGATATTTCAAGAGTGGTTGTTTTGGAAGCCCTATATAGTGCCAAAGGGCGGGCAGCAAGTTGGGGCAAAGAAGAAGAAAAGCGGGAAATTGAACGTTTGATTCAAGAAACGATCCAGGCGGAAGGTATACCAGATTCGGTTAAGGCGAGTAAGTATTATCGGACATTGAAACCTATTCGGGAACGTTTTGGTGACGAGTTGCGTTCAAAGGCAATTTATAGTACATTTAAGAATATAGCAGAAACTGCTGAATATACAGAAGTTGAAGTTGCGAAGGCGTTCAGTTCCCTAGTAACCCATGCGTTGATTGAGCATGAAATAACTGGGGAGCCGTTGAACGTGATATATCAGGAATTGCGCTTGAATGACACTATGTATGCGTTGAATGAAATGTTTGCGGGTAGGGGTATACCGCAGAAAACAATTGTCGAAACGATGGCGCATTTATTCCCAGACCTGTTATCAGGCGGGGCAAACGAGGGTTGAGGACATTGTTAGTGCCCTCTGTAGGAGGTGCTTTGGTTGAGTAAATTGATATTAAAAGATTATGTGCTTCCCGTAGACCAGGGGATGATTAGAGAAGCAAGTAGTCCCCCGAAGAAGCGGGATGTGGTTTTGTGTTCATTTGATATGCCGTTGGCTGATTTTACTAATTACACGCGTAACGAACGTTTTTATAGCGGTAATTTGTGGAAGAATTGTTTTGAATCGGATGTAGTTCAGGAAATGCTACATACGAATACATTTTTTGGCGAAGCAGACCATCCATTAGAGCAGGATCGCTTGGAAACGTATATGCCTTATGTTTCTCATGCGGTGCGTAACCCACGTATTGACGAATCCCGAGGTTTGGTTTATGGCACCATTGATGTCTTGGACACGCCAAGGGGTAGGATAGTCAAGACTTTTATTGACTATGGATCTCAATTAGGGGCATCTTCACGTGGTGCTGGGGAAGTGGAGCAAGACGGTCGGGTGTGTGAAAGTGATTATGTTTTAGTGGGTTTTGATTTAGTTTGCATACCGAGTAACGTGGCTGCCCGTGCCCCTGCGCATCCTGCACAAGGAATTGCTGCTCCGCCATCATTTGAAGAAGCTATGGGGCTTTATATATCCCAGATGCAGGAACAGGGCAACATTAATCAGTTGCGGGAAATGCGTAAGATTATAGAATATGCTGGCGCTTCCCAAAACGATTCCCTTGTTCGCAGGTTAGATGAAAGCATAGCCAACTTGAACAAGGGTTGCCCAAGTCGTTGTGGCGGACATGGACATGACCATGGTAGTGGGCGTAAGGTGATTGCTTCGGGTACTAACCTTACAGGTGGAAGCCAGGCACACAAGGATCTTGAAGAAGCTTTGGGTTATGTGCAGAAGCTGAAGAAGGAAAACGCTGAATTGCGTTTGCAGTTAAGCCAGAAGATTGGTTCAGCCAATTCTTTATTGGAAACCAAAAGTAGCAGGGACTATGGAAAACAGGGTAAGAAGGCCGACAAAGGCCAAGTAATGAATGAAAGGGTACTTCGGGAACTTAAAGATTTACAGGCTGAACTGGATGAATCGCTATACAGGGAAGAAGAATTGCAGGTTTCTTGTGAAAACCTTGAATTGTATTGTAGCGATATGGAAGCTTATGCGGAATCCTTAGAAGAACGTATCCGTTCTGAACAGCAAGAGATTTCAAAATTGAATAAAAAACTAAAGGATTTACAGGGGGTGGTAGAACAGTATGAACAGGAACTCCAAGTAAGTGACGCTGACAGTAAGCGTCTTAAAGAGGCAAACCGCAAGGTTAAAAGCCTAGAAGCGGAATGTCGGGATTTACGGGAGCAGCTTGCCGAGGAACGGCAGCGTTACGAAGAAGCTCACGATTACTATGAATCTGCTTTGGATGCACTATCGTCCAAGGTGGCAGGTGGCGATGAATTACGAGAGGTTTATGAAACAAAAATTTCCCAAGCCCATGATCAGTTAGATGACATGGCACGCTATGCCAATGACTTGATTGGTTTTTGGGCGAGGGAACTAGGCGTTAGCCCTGACGCTATTCGAGGGCGGTTGCCGGAAAATTACACGTATGCTGATTTAAACCAAGTTGTAGAAGCCTTGAAGGATTACAATGTTCGCAAGGAGAAGCTACCTTTTGCACTACCAAAAGGGGCTGGAAGGGACTTCATGTTCCCCAAGCGGAAGCGGGGAGAATCCTTCAATGCTAACGGTGGCAATACGGATGCCAAGGAAGAAACAGACTATGAATTTCTAAACGAAGTTTTGCAGCACCAGACTGGCAGCCATGAAGCCAAGTAATTTGTAACTGTGTTGAATGCTTAAAATGTAAATTTATTATAGGAGGTTGATTATCGTGGATAAGAACGCTGTCGTTTTTAACAATCCCCAGGCGTTGTTACAAGAAGAAATGAATCTTCTTGGGCAAAACAAGCCTGTGGTGAATAAGTGGGCGAAGCATATTGAAGCGGTGGAACGTGCTTGGGGGGGCAAGATGCCCTTAGACCGGCGTGTGGTGTTGGCCACAGCATTGGAGAATACCCAGCAGAAGTTGGCAGATGCGGGTTCTCTTTATGAAACTGCTGTGCAGCCGAGTGACGTTGGGCCGTTCAAGAAGTTTGCAATTGAACTTTTGACTGCCCTTGTGCCGAGCATGATTGTCCCTGATATAGTCACGGTGCAGCCGATGACAAATCGTATCGGGGAAGTCCGGTATATTGAATATATGTATGCGTCTGATAAAGGGCGCACTAAGGCGGGGACACCTTTTGGTTCGCCGTTTAACAAGCCGGAATCTGATATTTGGTATTCCAGCGAATATGTTGAAGAAGAATTCATTGCTGAAGCTGGGAAAACCGAATATTCGGGTAATTTGGACTGGCTACCGATAAGGCCTGGAACTGTTGAAATAATGGTTGACGGTTACAAGGTCGTTGATAATGGTAACGGCAAATTGCAAGGTGAACCCTTGGCTGGTGACGGGGAAATCAATTACGGTTCTGGTCAGTTTGATTTTGAGCTATCTGCTGAAGCAGATGAGGACATCTTTGCCAATTATGAATATAATAACGAAGATGTGCCTGCACAGTCGCCGAAGGTGAAGTTCCGGTTAAAAACTTCTCCTGTTTCTGCCAGGACACGTAAGATTAACACGTCTTTCTCTTTTGACGCAGCTATTGATATGCAGCGTGATTATGGTGGAGAAATAAATGCCATGTTGGTATCCCAGATGGCTGCGGAAATCAAGCACGAAATTGATGGGGAGATCATGGCAGACTTGCGTAAGATTGCAAGTGCTACTGAGCAGCCTATTGTTTTCGATGCTGCTGTGCCCCAGGCTATCAACATGCGGGATCACTATGATACTTTCCTGCAAACGGTAATCCGTGCAGGGAACGCTATCTTTAACAAGACCCGCAGGGCAAGCCTGAACTTCTTGATTGGCGGTACCAATGTTGCGAACATTGTGGAATACAACCGGCAGTTTGTTCGTGCAGACGGTACTGGTTTTGGTGCAGACCCCGTAGGGCCGCATCTCAGTGGTTTCCTTAATGGAATCCCCTTCTACAAGAACCCCTTCTATGACCCGAATCACTGGGTCGGTGGTTATAAGGGTCGGGGGCTTTTTGATGCTGGCTACGCTTACCTGCCTCATTATCCTGTCATGGCATCCCAGTTGATCATGACGGAAGAATTCGAGGCGAAGCGGGGTTACGCTACCAGTTACGGCAAGAAGAATCTTAATAGCGACTTGTATGTTAAGGGCGAAATCAAGAACTTTGACGGTAGCTAAACAAGGCTATTCGTCTACATTCTGATATTGTCGCATAAGCGTTGGGCTGGGGTAGGGTGTGAACCTTACCCCATGGCCCATATTACGGTTAGGATTGGGGGTGTTGTTTAGTGGCAACTATAAAGTTTTTCAATGATACGGGCGTAGATAAGGTTATTAAGAAGTATGCAGCTTACCAGCCAATACACATTCCTGCGGGCAAGCAGGTGGTTGTAAGAAGCGTGCCTGAAGAATCTTTGAAGTATTATCAGGAAATGGCTGATATGCATGGTTTGCGGTTCGAGCTTGGTGGTCGGGCATCTGTGACTACTGTTAAGAAGCGCAAGGATTCAAAGGTTCGTGAACAGGGGCAAAAAGATTTGGCAGGGCCTGTTAAGCAGGAAGATGCTGCAGGGGCTTCTGGGGGTTCGGCAGTTAATGTAGAAAGTGGCGATGCCCTAAGCGGTAAGGATGCGGAAACCGCCGAAGGAAAACAGAAAGATGATGAAATTACTGCCGATATTTCTGCAATGTTGCGTAACGCAACGAATGCGGAAATAACTGCTTATCTGGAAAAGGCGGGTGTGGCTGTGCCTACACGGGCTAAGAAAGCAGAATTGCTTGAAATAGCCGAAGCGAATAAGGATGCCATACTGCCGTTCATAAGCGTTGATGAAGGTGGTTCCGAGTAGTCTGGGGGTGTAGTTAGTGAAAGAGCTTGATCGCATAGTCAAAGAACTGGAAGCTGGGGAAGAAAAAGCCTTTGTGTTGCCAGAAGCAACAAGGGCTATTTCGGTATCGGTAACTGGTGATTACGGTGTTTACCTGCGAGTGGATGGGGAAGGCGCTGTAATTGGTGGCGATGATACGCATTTTGTGCCCCCAGAAGGTTCTTTGGACTTTGAAAACTGGCCTGAAGAAATTAGCATGGTATCCGAAGGTGTTACGACTGTTGAAGTGGTGGCTTATGGTTTGCCTGCTACAGATAAGGCTAGGAAGCGGATCAAGCATGATTTAGGTAGCCCCCCATTGGAGTTGGCGATAAAGAACATTGATGAAGTTATACATCGGGCTTTTGAAGAATTGCAACCAGACATTTTAGAGTATCGTTATGTGACGTTGCCTTTTAGCAATGTCATAGATATGTCTGATTATAAGCCCGATCTGGTTATTGACGTTTATAGGACGCAGATGGCTGGTGCAGGGGTAGACTTATATGACCCGTTTTACATTCCGTTGTTTACGGGCTTTCATCCGCCTGACGGTAGCTTGGAAGATATGATGTATTTCCTGCTTCGTCAGCAGATTTTGCATACGCTAAAAGATCGGTTGTCTTACCGCTTAGTAGGAGATCACTTATACATTGATCTGTCGCCCCCGAAGCCGAATTACGTTACTGTTGTTTATTCGCCACGTTTGGATAGTTTTGAAGATTTACAGGATAAGGAATGGGTCAGGCTAGTTTTTCGTCTGGCGCTGGCTTATACGAAGCAGATTGAAGGGCGGATTAGAAGCAAGTTCCGGGTGCAGAATTCGCCTGTGGAATTGGATGGTAGTGATTTGCGAAGCGAGGGTCAGGATGAAGAACAAAAGGTTAGGGAAGATGTGGAAGATATGATTTACACATTTTTCCCAGAATAATTTGTTAAGGAGGTTTGTTTGTTATGAGTGAACAGGAACGGTTAATATTGCAAGAACTGTATGACCAAAACAACAGCAAGACGGGTGGGCAAAACCAAGGCATACAAAAAGAAGGAACTGCCAATGTGTACCAAGATACGCAGTATCAGGGGGTTCCTGAAATACCTGGAGCATCTACTGTAGGGGGATATGTTTATCGCTGTCCTTCTGGGGTTGAAGTAACCATGGTTCACGAACTTGGTGCGGGCGAAACCATTAAAGATCCTGCTACTGGGGAAGATGTAGTGCCTGCTTTTGTTCGCAGGGAAGGTGAAGATCCCGCAGGCCCGTCTGCCAGGACTTATAATGATGCCCAGCAGGACACTTATGATGTGCCTGGTAGCGGTAAGATTGATGAATTGGTGGACGAAGCCCAAAGGCTATTCACATCGTTTTTGTCTGAAGCTGGTGCTGACGTAAAGGCACTTGACCGGGAAATCGATCACAACATTAATGTTGCGAACATTGAAGCCTGTTTGGGGATTGAAACCGAATCCAACATCCAAGCGCAGGAACTGGGTAAACGGCTAAGTGAAGGTTTGGGTTGCCGTGTGGTGATACCCGAGCCGGAAATGCGCAAGGATGAAGGGCTTTGCGTGTTTAACGTTATCATCGGTAGCAACCGTGGTGTGAATGAAAGCCTGGGGCTTTCAAGAGAATCAAAGACTACTAGGAGGGGTAGAAATATGAAGGATAGAACGCTTCGTCAATCTCGCAGTTTGGGCAGGGAATCCCTGTTGGAATCCAGGGGTGGTCGTAGGCCTGGTCGTAGTTCCCGTGGCAGGAGTGACCGTGGCTATGGTGAAAGTGCCCGTTTTGGAGCAAGGGGTCGTTATGGTCGTGGGCATTTCCGTTTTGGGGAAAGCCGTTCGCGCAGGCCTGATCGGGGCGAACCTGCCAGAAGCGAAAGTCGGCGGAGTGAAAGCCGTAATCCAGCCCCAGCCCCTCGCAGTCGGCGTGGTTTTGAACGCACTACTGAACGTAGTAGAGTAGGTTCCAGCATGGAAAGTCGGCGTAGCCGGAGGCCGATGGGCGAAACTCGCCGTCCAGAACGTTCAAGCATGAGTTTGGGCAGAGGGCATAGGGGTACACGGCCTACTCCCTCAGTCGCCAGGGAACGTAGTTCCATGACCCGTGATAGTGGCATTGGACGTTCACCACGTGGTGCTGGGTATACTCCCCGTAGCCGTGATCGTTATGAAGGCAGTCGCTTTGAAAGCAGAACTCCTACACGTGCAGGCGTAAGACGGCATAGCCGGATGGGTCGGCGTGAAGGACTGGGCGTGCCTGGTCGTGACCGTGAACGGGGTTGCCAGTTATCCATGAAGGATCTGGGCTTGGGTGAATCCCGTAGCTATGGTCGTAGCCGTAGTCGCTATCGCAGGTAATGTAGTGGTTTAGTTATCTTTGACGGGGCAGGGTTTTTTCTTACACTCCTTCTGTCCCTGCCCCGTTTTTGTTATATATAGGAGGGCTTGCCTGTGTTACGGAACTTGCAGATGTTGTGTGAAGCCACGAAGGACGAACTAAAAACTCGAATTAGCCGTGATCATCCAGAACGATGGGAACGCAGGCGTAATTACGAAATTGATGAATATAAGGGTATAAACAAACCGGAATTGCGGGCAGGCAACCTGGAAGCGTATTTTGCCGTACAGGGCAGAAGGCTTTATTCGGTTACTTTGCGTTTTGAGGGTTTTGTGCCGATAGTCCAGTATTTTCTAAATCACATAGATGATGAATTGTACGAAGTTGTAGACGCTGCCATATCTTATGTTGCTGATAGCCATGACACGCATGTTTATTGTAGCTGCCCAGATTTCCGTTATCGTTTTCGTTATTTAGCGACTGTTGACGGGTATAATGCAGGCCCGTCTGAAAATCGTTTTCCCGAAATTCGTAATCCAGGACTTGAGGGCGCAGCGTGCAAGCACGTGGCCAAGGTTTTGAGCAAGACGCATCGTTGGAAACGTAGGCTTGCCAAGTTTGTAAGAAAAGCCCTTGTGGAAGATGGTTTGGTTGACGTTGAAACTGTGAGAACCGTGGAAGATGAACAGGGTGTTGTGGAGCAGCGACCTGAAAAGCAGCCAGAACCAGGTGGCGATAGGGATCAGCGACTGAAGTATTTACAAAGGCGATTTGCAGAAATTGCTGAAGAAGGGGAATAAGGGGGTAGGCACCTGTTGAGCAGGGAATCTGGTTTTGGGAAATTATCTCCCAGTCAAGGCGAAAAAGATTTGTTGGTAAGGTGGCACAACGAATCTGCTGGCTTGCGGGGAGTTTTTTGCACTTATTACCCCGTGGCAGAAAGTGTGGCTAACCTGTATTCTGATCGGCAGATTGTTTATGAAGATCCTGTGGAACTGTATATCCACCTTGATCAGTACCCTTCAATAAAGTTTTTGCGTAATTTAGGTTGGTATGTAGAGGATAAGGATAACTTGCCTATCTTGGCGTATTTGCCACACAGCACTTATGGGCAGGACTACTGGACACCACACCATGAAGCACAGCCACCTGTGCCAGACATGGAATATTTGCCGGTTAAGCGTGGGGCCAAGTTGGTTTTACATTCCAATGTGGCAGATTCGTTGAACGAAAGGGAGTTTATAGTTACGGATACCCGAACTGGGGAGCTTCCACACGTTGCAACAATTTGTAAGTTAGCGCCTGTAAGAATGCTTTATCAACCTACGGAGCATTCGGAAGGGCAAGATCCTAATTACCAGTATCTGAAGCGTAAAAATGAAAACATCGTGGTGAAGAAAGATGCCAATGATTGATAGGCGTTTTTATATTTATATACAGACGATAAACAAGTCGTGGCGACCTGGGGAAATAATGATCCAGGAAGAAGATCGCCATTTAGCGCCATATTTTGCTCGGTATATGGCACGTGTTTTGGTTGACGAATTGCAGCAGGCGATAGATGATCAGCGTTATGCCAGGCATTGGCCCCCGTTAAGCATTCCTTACTATGAATACAAGAAGAAAAAAGGGCTTAGTTTGAAGATGTGGGAAGCTACGGGGCTATTAAGGGATTCCATAACGTATTTTAAGTTTGGCAATGCTTGGGTCGTGGGGGTTGATCCCGCTAAAACATATCCAGACACGCCAGTTTTGGTTTATCGGGTTATGAAATACTTGGAACACGGAACGGTTAAGATGCCACCTAGACCGCTAGTAACGCCTGTGGCTGCGAATGTGCGGAAAAGCATATCAAGGCATTGGAATGCTTTTACAAACCGATTGGAGGAAGAATTGCAATATGGGCATTGATTCTGTAGATCGTAAGGCTTTAAAGCTTTATGATGAAGCCATGGTGGAAAAGATAAAAAAAGTTTTTTCAAATACTTATTATGCTCCACCAGATAAGTTGTTTTTGTATTCTGGGGAAGATAATGATGGCTTGTTAAAGTTGCCGATTATTGGCATTCATCGTCCAGGTGGCTTTTCCATAAATCGCAATTTAGTGAACTATAGCGAATATATGCGTGGTAAGCGGGTTAAGGTAGCGGATGACCAGACGCTTTATCGTTATATGCGAAGTTTGCCTGTTACCATACCTTATCGGATAGAAGTCTGGGGCGAAGAAGATAATACGGTCACGCAGATCCTAAAAGAATTGATATTCTTTTTCCATTATGAACCTACGTTGATTATAAGCATTCCAGAGCTTAAAAACGATGAAGCAGAAGAACCTTCTACTGAAAAAGCTAGGGGTGTTGATGGCCTAGCAGGGTATTCCCCTGAACAGGATTATAAGTTTGAAGATTTTGTTTTTGACATCTTTTTTGAATCGGATGACATAAATGACGATTCAGATGTTATGGACTTCGAAGATTATGGACGGTTATATCGGTACACTTTTGACCTGGTTGTGCCCGATGCACGGCTATTTACCTTTGCTGATATGTATACTGTGCTTGATGTGGATGTGACGTATAAGTTAGTAGAACCTCGGAATTTGGGCTTTGTTGACGAAGGGGAGGGCGATGTGTAGGTTGGATTTTTCTTTTTGTTCAATAGGGTGTATAATTACCTTGAAAGCTTTGTTTGACTTGTGTTTTGATAATAGTTTAGGGGGTGTTTGTAGTGCCTAGTGGAGATTTGAAGAATACGATTCCACGTATAACTACTAAAGAAAAGGATTTTACGGACTACGTTTCGGAAACCTTGTTTGGTACGTCATTTGGTTTGGTAGGGCCTGCCACGAAAGGGCCGACTAACAAGGTGGTCGAAGTTCGTACGCCGAATGAGTTTCTGCGGTTGTTTGGTAAACCTGTCAAGAAATCGTATGCGACCATGGCGGCCTTATTATACTTAGAAGCAGGAAACCGCCTTAGCTTTGCACGCATCGGGGTGGAAGATAAAATGAAGTACGCTGAAAAGAAAGTCGTTGATGAATCAGATAGTGACGCTTTGCGTTTCTATGGTGAATCAAAAGGAAGCTGGGCGAATGGTGTTAAGGTTAATATCCGGTTGGTGCATAAGGACAATGAGGATATTGGCGATGCTGCGGAAGCAGAAGTCGGTGACATGACAATCAAATATCGTGTTGCTGGCGAGCATGGCAACGATGGTTCTGTTGAAGTGGATGATAGCTTGGATGCTGTAAGGGATTTGGATGTGGCTTATGATGAAGATGCTAAGAAGTTAACCGTGGAATTAGCCACCAAGGATGATGACGGTACTGTGGTTTTAGACGATTCCAAGAATACGGTAAGCAGGGTTGCTAGGGCCATTGAACTTACGGGTGAATTCGATGTTGCTTATGACGATGGCGATGCGGATAATGTTATTGATGACACGCTTGCCGATACTTACGAATTTTCTGGCGGTTCTGGTTATAGGTATGAGCAGGATCTGTTCCGTCTGGAATTTTTGGATAGTGAGGGTGATTTGCTACAAGCTTATGGTATTGTGTCCTTGAATGACGATGATAACAATTATGTTGTTTCAGAGTTGGACGGTTCAGACTATTTGCGTGTGGAAGATTTGCTTGATGGGCAAGGTTTGTCGGAAGGCACTTTTTTGAAGGAAGGGGTTTATGAACTTTCTGGGGGCGATGACGGTGACGATGCTCTTGATTACGGGCATTTTGAAGATGCCTTGGAACTTTTTAAGCCACGGGATATTATAAGTGCCAGGATGCTAGCTGCCCCAGACAATCAACACACACGGGTGGTTGAAAAGCTCATTAGTGTTGCTGAACATCGCAAGGTTACGGTGGCTTTGATAGACCCGCCAGAAGGCATGAGCAAAAGACATGTTGTGCGTTGGCACAATGGTTTGTTGCAGGGTTCTGTATATCCTGAACAGAAAATTGATAGTAGTTATGCGGGGATTTATTGGCCTGAAGTTGAGGTTGATGTGCCGTATCTCGAAGATCCCGTGTGGATGCCTCCTAGTGGTATAGTTGCAGCCTTGCGTTCCGAAGCTGCGGAAGCACGTAATCCCTGGGATGCTGTTGCAGGTATACGGCGTGGGGTACATCATCGTATTCGGGATGTCCGAAAGCATCTTGATGAAGATGACCAGTATGATTTGTATGCTGAAGGCAATCGGATTAATCCGATAATCAAGGTACAGAACATTGGTGTAATGATTAACGGCAACCGGACGGCCCAGACCTATCCGACATCCTTAGATCGTATGAATGTTAGGGATGCTATGATTGAAATTGCGCTGGGTATGATTGAAGCGGGTAGGATGGTGAAGTTTGAGCCTAATGACCCGCATACCTGGAATGAATTTCGGGGTTATGCGAAGCCGATATTGCGTAGGGTAGTTGATGGACGTGGCTTGTACTGGTTTGATATTAAGATCAAGCCTACGGAAGAAGATATTCAAGCAGGGAGGCTACCGATTGAAGTGCATGTTTCGCCTACTCGGGTGGCTGAACAGATTGATATTACCTTTATCTTGACTGACAAGGGTGTTTCCGAAGTGTTGGAAGAAGCTAGCTAGGCGATAGCCATGCTAGCTGAACAAGCTTGGGGGTGTTACGGATGCTAATTGAGATCAATGTTACGGAAGAAGATATTCAAGCGGGGCGTTTGCCAGTTGAAGTCTATGTTTCGCCTACTTGGGCGGCTGAACAGATTGATGTTGATTTTGTTTTGGCTGGCGATGATGTTGGTTAAGTGGTGGTTTGTTTTACTTGGTGCGTAACTTTACTTTGCATTCTTACATTTACATGGATTAGTTTTGTTGGTTGATCAAATTTTGGGGGTGTTAAGGATGCAAAAGTGGGGTGCTACCCGCCTAGCGGATTCCAGGGATCTGGAAGTCCAAAGGGAAAATCATTTTGAACTACAGCTTGTAGGAAATGGGAATGTTGATTTTGGAGAGGATTTCACTATATCGGTGGAAAGTTTTCCGTTGCCGACTGAAACATCTGAACAGTTGGAAGTGCCTTATGGTAACACTACTGTGAATTTAGCTGGTCGTGTTTCTTGGGGTGCTGGTGCCCTTGTGGTTCGTGACTTTGTGGACAAGAAAACAAAGGCTATTTTGATTGATTGGCGGTCGCAATGTTACAACCATGAAACTGATCAGGTAGGCAGGGCTAGTGATTATAAAACCCAAGGTTATGTTTATGAATATTCGGTTGATGGGCAATTAACAGGTATGTGGGAGCTACAAGGTGTTTGGCCACAAGAAGTAAACTACGGTAATTTAACTCACCAGAGTGGCGAACGTAAGAACATAGAAGCGAACCTTGTTTACGACAAGTGTACGCCTATTGAATACTAATATTTATCAAAACCTTACTCTTGAAAAGGGGGAACTTACTTATGAGGATTGAGGGGCTAGCTGCATATGCTGAACGATTTACTTTGCCGAGCCTGGGGCATAGGCAGGTTTATGGTGATATGATTCCCGGCGGTGAAGGGATGATTAGGCCAATGACCACAAACGAAGAAAAGTATGTGGTAAGTGGCTATACCAATGAAAACATGCGAAGGGTTTTGAAGCAGGTTGTGGTCGAACCCGAAGGTTTTGACCCGTGGAAGCTTATAATAGCAGATTTGTTGTACTTGACTTTTAAAACCAGGATGGTGAGTTTCGGAAGTTCGTATCGGTTGGATTTAGAGTGCCCACAGCGTAATTGCGGGTATGTTAACAACGGTGTGCTTATCGATCTTGATAGCCTGGATGTAGACTATTTGGACGAAGATTTTGAGCAGCCTATTGAAATAGGCCCGTTGCCGTTTGAGCAAATGCGAAAAGGCGATGAGGTATATGTTGAACTAAACCCCTTGTTGTCTGTAGATATGATTGAACGGGTTTCTGATAAAGCTCGCAAGATAGCGGAAAAAACTAGTAGTCCGCAACGGGAAGCGGAATACCTGTTTCGGTTGGCAGCACATATAAAATCCGTTGGCAGTAACGAATTCAAAGGCTTGGATGACGCTTATGCCTATGTGTCTAAGATGCCAAGTATGAATTCTGCTTATATCTGGGAACACGTTAACCGTGTTATGAATTTTGGCATGGAAGATACGTGGTTGCATCGGTGTACTAACTGCGGGGTTGAATCCCGTTATATGATCCCTATCACTTCGGAATTTTTTCGTCCTTCATTCTTCAACAATGACAAGCAAGAGCAGGGCGATGTTGGTGGAAGCCAGGCAGAAGGAGAAGTGGCAGGGGCTGGAGATTCTAGACAACGAGTTATTTCTGAATTTACGGGAGAAGATGAATAGGCGTTACGATGTGATTATGAACGAAACCTTACAGTTGGTTCGTTATGGTACTAACATCGATCCCCACAATGTTGAATTGATGTATGTCTTTGAACGCAAAGATTACCTTCATAGAATCAAGGACTTACAGCGGGTTGAACAGGAACACTACCGGTCTATGAGTAGTGGTAGCGGTAGCCGTAAGTAACGAAGCCTTTTGTGGCTACTGGTTTTAAAATCCTATTTGGAATGGGTGGTATATCTTGCCGCAACGTTATGAACGCCAAATGCAACAAACAATGAGGCGACAAACTCTTGATAGGGCGTTTCCAGAACAGCAGCAACGTCATGGGGATCGCCAGCAGGGTCGTGGTGTTCGTCAGGAAATGCGGGAAGCTCGCGAATACCATGAACAGATGAATAGGGTTCGCAGGGACGCTTATCAACAAGCTTCAAGGGATTATCAATCTTTTTCAAATGATATAGCCCAGCAGACTAAGGAAACGCTTTCTACCCATGAAAGTGCTTACAAGGAAAAGATTGGGCATGTAGAACAGTATGCCCAAAAAGCTTCTAAGCAACATAAGAAGGCATCCAAGCAAGGGCAGTTAAGTGTCAAGGACTTGGAAGGTGCCTTCACTTCAGCCATGGAAAAAATGACTAACGTGGGTATGGAAAGTATTAGGGCTACTGCTAGGGAATTTAATGTTTCCTTGGATACGATGTCTGACAGGCTGCGTGCTGTTGACCTTCAGTTAATGGAAACAAGTGAACAGTTTGGTCGCCTTTTTACTAGAAGCGAACGTATGGATATACAGTATGAAGTTATGCAGCTTGGGGCTAGGAGCCAGGAACAGGTAGAACAGTTGTCCCAAACCTTGATGCGTTTGCGTTCCTTATACCCAGAAATGGGGCTAGCACAGGAAGAATGGCTTGCTAGTATGGCCTTGGTGGAAGATCAGGCGGTTCCTGCTGTGGAATCTGTGTTGGAAAGCATGACTGCTGCTGCCGAAAAGGGTATGTTTTTTACTGATGAACGTGTCTTTGAATCGTTAAGAAGGCAGTCTGAACGTGTTATGAGGCAGGCACACATGGGCGTTGCAGACTTGGAGGAAGGTTTGCAGGATGTTGTGGCTACAACGGCTGCTCTAGAAGATCAGTTTGTGGGCTTTGGTGATACGGCGGGGACGATTATGGAAGATTTTCATAGGGTATCCCAAGAACCAATAACTGAACTTACCAAGGATACTGAACTGTTAATGCGTATGACCCAGCTTTATGGGCATGATCTCAAAAGCTTGTTTGTTGGCCTGGAAGAAGGCCATATATCCCAAGCAGAAGCGATGGAAATGTCTATAGATCAGCTTGGCAATGCGTTGGAACAGATGCAAGAAGCTGATCCGATACTGAGTAGGGAGTTACCAGCGTTGTTTGGCCTTCCCCAGGAAGTGCTTCGTTTGGATATAGATGATTTAGACCCCGAAGAATTTGCCCAGCAGGTGGAAATGATGGTTGATCCGTCCAAGGATCTGATCGACTTCATGGAAGAATCGGGTTATGTGGCTTCGTTTGAACATCTTGTGCGGACTGGCGATCATACGGAAGCCCTGGTGTTAGCCCAGCATGAAACAAAAACGTGGATTGAAAGTGTTTTTGGGGAATTGAGTTCAATAAAAGGTATTACGCAAAGAATTTCAGCTTCTAATATGCTGCAGAACAAACAGCTTGGGGGTATACAGACGACCATGGCTGCGCAGACGGGGGCGGGCATGGCTGCGCAGACGGGGGCGGGTGCTAAAGGCTTCTTAAAAGGTGCTGGCAGGGTGGCTCCATGGCTTGTTGGGGCTATTGGCGTGCAGCAAGCCATAGCAGGATATACAGGTGCAGGAGAAGATGAAATAGCGGGTGTTGAAGCTGCCAGAGAAGGATTGCCTTGGGGTACTGCTTTGGCAGGTGGTAAATTAGGGGCCAAAGGCGGTGCGGCGTTGGGTACTGCAATAGCTCCTGGGTTGGGTACTTTAATTGGTGGGGCTATTGGTGGCCTTGGTGGTGGACTAGCGGGATTTTTTGGTGGCGAAGCCTTGATAGATCCTGCTGCAGATTGGGTTGGTAGACTTATGGGTGGTGAAGCCTATCAGGAAGAAGTTCCAGCTTACCAGCATGGTACACCTTATGTTCCAGAAGATCAGTTTGCCTTTTTGCATCGTGGGGAAGCTGTATTGTCCCCCGATGAAGCAGAAAGGTATAGGAACGTGGATGATGATGGTCGGGAACAGGTGCATCGGCTTTTAATTAGGGAGATGCGAATACAGCGCTTGCGTGTTGAACGCATGGATCTCCCCAGGGACGATATGGCAGGGCCAGGAACGTATGGCTTGCGTGCAAGGCAAACGGAAGGTATTCCTGGCTTTTTTAGCAATGTGTGGGATAGTATTTCGGGCTTCTTTTCCAATATTTTTGGTTTGGGTGGTATGCGTGGCGATGGTCGTGCATCGGGCGTTGGTATGTATAAAGGTGCCCAAGAGTGGGTAGATAGATTTCCCTTAACGTCCCCGTTTGGGTCACGCACTATTACGGTAGATGGGCAAACTTACAATGATTTTCATAATGGCATAGATTTAGGTATGCCAGAAGGAACGCCTATTCCTGCTTTGGGCGGTGGTGTGGTTAGCGATGCGGGACGTGATAGCACTAGGGGTAAATACCTATACCAGAAGTTGCCTTCGGGTAAGGAGCTTGCTTATTATCATTTAAGCAGTATAGCAGCAAGGGCAGGCCAGGCGGTTAGGCCAGGGCAAAAAATCGCAGCTTCTGGGAATACTGGACGTTCTACAGGCCCGCATTTACACCTTGGGGTCAGAGCATCATCTGGGGAGTGGATTGATCCAGAAAGTTGGTTGCAGTCTGGCGACATGGCTGCGGGGGCTAATTTGGGGCCTGTTCCCACGGCTGTTTATAATGCGACCCCGACTATCCAGTACAATGAAGGTGATAGGGATTTCGATACTACGCCAATTGTGAATGCACTAAACAGTAATTCAATGCAGATTATTGACCTGTTAAGGGCTATACTATATAAGCTAGGTGACGGTGATCGGGAACGTATTAGGCGTGCCTTGGAATGGGATGAAGATGAATTACGGGCAGCAGGATATTAATAGGTGGTGGTTAGATGACTTTTCCCAGTATAGACGAATCAGTTACCTTGCATGTTTTGTGTTTAGAGCGCGATGTTAGTAAGCGCTTGTTTATACTGCCTGATGAATTTAATCGTTCCAATGCAGCCCAGTATGATGAGGCGGATGTTCGTCTGCGTAGTAATCCGTTCCGTGGATATTCTTCAGGTGGGCCGTCAGTAACTAGCCTAACCATACCCTTGCATGATGATTTGCTGCGCCATAGAGGGGAAACTATTATGTCTGTGATTGATTTTTTTGAAGCACTAGCACATCCGCATTATTATACGGAAGGCAATAGGGTGGCTTCGCCTAGGGTGCTAATCCGTATTGGTGATTTTTTCAAGATGCGTGGCAATCCAGACAATGTGGATGTCACGTTTCGCAAACCGTACCGCAACGGTATTTATCTGCAAGCTGATATATCAGTAACTATGTCTGAAGCGTTGCGTGTGCCTTTGGCTGCGGTTAATGTGCATCAAGGGGAACGCAGGTAAGAAGTTTGGGGGGTTGAACATGCCTAATGAAGAAATGATTCATAGTTATGTGTTGCATAGGGAACGGGGGTATGATCGGGAATATATAGCGGAACATGGTATGGATCAAATAAATTCCCGGTATCGTAAGCTACGGCGTTATATAGATGAAAAAGGCCGTAAATTCGTTGAAACCCCTGAACGTTTGTATATACCAGAAAGCGATGACGATGTGGAATTTCAGGTAGGGCCAGAAGTTGAAAACCGTATTGACCTTATAGCCCATAGGTTTTATGGCGATCATCGTTTTTTCTGGATTATTGCCATAGCCAATGATCTGCACTTTCCTTATGACGTGGCTATTGGTGACATAATTAGGATTCCGCCATTGGAAGTAGTTATAGAAAGCGGTGGTGTTTTGTCATTATGGTAAGAGCTTTGGCGTTGATGAAGGATTTTCAAGCTAATTTTACCCAGGGCATGATTCCCCGTCTTGATCTCGAACTTGTAGATCCTGCTAGCGGGGAAACCAATTACAAGATGCATAGCATCCCGCCAGAAAACATTATTAGTTTTAACTACCAACGGGTTATCGGTGGTGTTTCTAATCAAGTATCGTTTGTCGTTTTTTCCAATGAACCTTTGGAATTAGAAGGCTGGTTAGTTGCTAGTATGCTGAAAAAGGGGGCTTTGCGTTTTCGTTGGGGCTACTACAGGCCTACAGGATATGCTGGGGATGTGGAAGCCCTAGTTAGTGATTGGCATTCGGGGATGTTAATTGACTATGAGCCTGAATTTTTATATGAGGGTGCTAATATGACCTTGAAGGCCATATCTTCGATAGATCAAGGTGAAGATAGGATGATAGGTTCTTACCTGGATTCTGCTATTGAAGGTGTGGTTCCAGAAGATCTAGATGATGCTGAACTTCCTGAAGATATAGGAGATATATACCGTTTAGAATCGAGCATAAACCCTAGCAGGGTTGCCAAGCAGTTGATAGAAAAAGCAGGTTGGAAAGTGGGGAAAATCGATCCTTCTGAAACGGTTGAAACTGGGCAGGACGTAATATTGCCCAACGTCAATGTTTTAGAGTTTTTAGAAACACTTGCAGGTTACGCAGAAAGGCCCGATGGACAAACGGGTTTTCAGGTGGCTGTTGAAGATCGTGTGGATGACGATGGTATAGCCATACCCAAAGTGCATTTTCGTGTGCCTGGTTACGCAACGGATGATGAAGATGCTATTCAAGGGGAATTCAATTATTGGCGTGGGCTACCACAACGTAATGGGAAGGTTAATTTGCTATTGCGTTTTCGTCCGAAGTTTAATGCTGCATTAAGTGACCATAATATGGCGATGGGCAATGAAGTGGATTCAGTATCGTATCAAGATTCCGATTCTAACGAAATGACTATTGATGATGTGGATGGGGTTACAGGTGCTGCTCCACGTGCGCCGAAAAACAATGCTTATGCCCCAGAAGTATCAATGACCCAGGATGAAGCACGCAAGTTGGCCAAAAACACTAATGACATGGGTGTTTATACGGCTGAAATGGAAATCATAGGGTTCCCGCACATAAAACTCTTAGAACCGATCAAGGTAAACGTGATCCCCCCAGAAGGTGGCGGGGCGGTGCATCATACTAGTGGGGCCTATACGATCACCAATGCTACGGATTCTATCCAGGGTGGGCGTTATACAATATCATTATCGGGGCTAAAATGGACGGAAGCACTATCTGGGTATAATCGTGATAAAGAAGAAAACCCTGGTGATTCTCGTACCCCAGGTGGCCCAGAACTGCCAGATTCTGACGGAACTTTGGGCGATGTGCCGTTTTATAAAAGGTTAATACCTTCTGACCGTCCGAATTCTGGTAGGGAAATGGATTCACCACATGCCCCCAAGGGCATTGTTATACACAATACTGCTAATACGAATGATTCAGCTTTGGGTTATGTAACTTACTTAAATGAAAGTGATCATCCGCTAAGGCCGAACCGCCCTAATGTTGCATGGCATTTTTCGGTTGACCATGAATGTATTGTGCAACATGCACCTACACGGGCTAGGCTTGTTCATGCGGGTGCTTTTAACGATGAATATATTGGTATAGAAATTTGCATGGGTAGTCATGGTGAGGACTTTTTGCAAGCAGAATATAATGCTGCGCTGTTAGGTAATCACCTTGCCAGAAACTATTTATTACCAGGCCTTGATAGAGGGATGGATATGTTTACGGAAGGCGATATAGTTAAGCATAGCGAAGATCCTTCTGGGACAGATCCGCAATGTCCTTTCATATCACGCAATGAGCCGGGTATAGGGGCACAGTATACAACGGTAACTTACCAAGGTATAGAATTTGTTACCATGGGATTCCAGGAAATAAAAAAACAGATACTTCACGGCCCTGACCGTAGTATCTTACAAGATTTTTTATGATATGTTGGGGAAAAGAAGTGTTAGAAACGGTGACGTTTGAAGAAGGTTTGCGTTAGGGGTTGTTTTTAAATGACATTACAAGAACACCAAAAAAGACGTAGGGATAGGCAAAAATGTTACGGGCTTTATCGGGGGCGTGTTGAAGAAAACCATGATCCTAAAGGTTTGGGGCGGGTGAAAGTGAGAATCCCGCATTTGCATGGTGTTCCCGTTGACGAAGCACGTGTTGAAGTGCGTAACAACGCATCCCAGTATATACCTTCGGAACACTTGCCATGGGCTAGGGTGTTGGCGAGGATGCCGACTGGTAGTGATTTTGGTTCTTTTGACGTATATCACGTGGGTGTGCCTGTTATCATTGCGTTTGAAGGTGGGGATGTTAGTCGTCCTTTAGTGCTAGGTAGCTTGACTGGCAGTTATTCCCGCAAGGCCAAGAAGATGGGGCAGTTTAGCAACAAGTATCCCAACAAGGATACTGGATCGTGGCGTGCAATAGGGCCTTATGAAAGGCCGTTAGAAGCCATGCCTGATGAAGATAATGAATATCATCGTACTAGTATTTTTAAGAGTGTGAAGGGGCACACACTTTACTATGATGAAGAAAACGAAAAGGAATCCATGTCGTTGATTGATCGGGCGGGTCAGATATTCCGATTTATTGCTCCTGTGAAAGATGAGTTTAACCGGACGGGTAACAAGGCGTTCCAACGTGGGATACGCAATGCCATGGATAGCGATGATGGCGGTGCTTTTCCCTATACCAAGATAAAAGAACGGGCTGTTTTATCGCTTAGGGATTTAGCAGGCCAAGTTTTGAAGATGGTTTCGGAGCAATTTAAGGAAAGAATAGAACTGTTTTCCGTGTCTAAAGACGAATATCGTAAAACCAAGCGGAAGTCGGGCATAAAACTAGATTCGGGTGAGGGCAAAACAGGTGGTATGGTGATTGCCCAAGATGATGACCTGGGCAATGTGGTATATATAGAAGCCAACGCTACGGATTTGACTTTTGATGTGGTATTGGTGCAAAATGGTACTGAAGTATCACGTTTTAATATGAATGGCGGGAAGATACGCATGGATGCTTCAGATGAAGTAAAAACGGCTGCTCCTTCAATAGAAACTTCAGATGATCCTAGCTTGGGTGAAAATGATACCAAGTGGGTGGATG